GGATATGAAGACAAAAACTGTTCATGTCTACTATCACACGGCATTTGAGTCCAAGGCCGTTTCCAAGATGGTCCACGTCGGTAGTTATCAATTTAGCGCAAGGGACTTCCGCGATGCCCAAATCGCAACGGGACACTGGAGCCAGCGAGCCACAAGAGCCGCAGAGCCAAGAGCAAGAGCCCGAGCCGGGTGAAGGCGACACCATTATCGAAATGGTGGACGGGCATCCATACATATACGAGAACAACGCGGCCAATAGGGCCAAGATGGCGAAGGTGCGGTCATGATCCTTCCTCCGGGCCAAGTGACGACTATCGCGGGCCAATTCGTCCAAATGCGCGAGGCCGAGCAAATCCGGCTCCGCAGAATTGGCAAATACGTGGACGGGAAGCATGACCCGCCTTACGTGCCAAAAGGCGTCAATGCGGAGTACCGCTGGATCAGTAAGCGCTCCAAGCGCAATTTCCTTCCGCTCATCGTCTCGGTCATTAGCCAGAACTTGCACGTGGACGGCTACCGGCCCAGCGGAGAGACAACCGAGACGGAAATGTCCGGGAAGCCGAATCCAATGTGGGCGGCCTTCCAAGCCAACCGGATGATCTCGCGGCAGCACGGAGTCCACCGAGCCGTTATCAAATACGGTACGGCTTATGTCATTGTCCTTCCGGGAGTTATGGCGACTGGCGAGGAACACGAGTCTGACTCGGTCCCGGTCATCCGGCCGGTCAGTCCGCGCCGTTTGACGGCATTCTACGCGGATGGCGTGGATGACGAATGGCCGCTCTTTGCGATTGAGGAAAAGGTCGTGCTCGACTCCAATGCGCCCGGAAAGCAGGTGCGCATTGTTTCGGTCTATGACGAGAACAATCGTTACATCCTGACCGGCCCGGTCGGCTCTAGCACGGTGGACTTGGATATTGCCGATGATGGCGACCCGATTCTCAACGGGCAGCCGTCTGTCGCGGAGCATGGAATGGGCATTTGCCCGGTCGTGCGATTTGTCCACGAGGCCGATTTGGATGGCGATAGCGATTGCGTGGGCGAGGTGGAGCCGCTGATCGCTATTCAGGACCAAATCAACTTCTCTACCTTCAACATGATGATTACGGAGCAATTCGCGGCCTTCCGGCAGAGGTGGGTAACCGGAATGGTCCCAGTCGATGAAGAGGGTGGAGAGGCAAAGCCGTTCCGGCCGGGCGTGGACCGGGTATGGGTGGGCGAGGATGCCGCGACCAAGTTTGGCGAATTCAGCGAGTCCAGTCTGACGTCATATAACGATTCCCGCGAGGCCGGCATTAGGCATATGTCTACGATCAGCCAGGTGCCGCCATACCATTTGCTCGGGCAAATTGCGAACCTGAGCGCGGAAGCTCTCGCGGCCGCACGTGATGGCCTGGACCGGAAGGTGGGAGAGCTTCAGTCCATTCTTACCGACTCGTGGCGGAATACTTACCGGCTGTCGGCAAAGGCTGCCGGCAATATGGACGGCTGGAATGACCTAAACGGATCGGTCATCTGGCGTGACACGAGCGCGCGGGCATTCTCGGCTACCATCGACGGATTGACAAAGGTCGCCCAAATGCTCGGCGTGCCGGTGGAAGAGCTTTGGAAGCGAATCCCTGGCGTTACTTCAGATGATGTCGCGGCCTGGCTACTCGCCAAGCAACGGGCCGACGCGCAAGCTCAAGTCCAGCAGGCTCTCGGCCAGGCCGGGCAAGCGGCGGCCATAGGTGGCGCTCCTGGTGGCGGTAATGGCACGAGCCCGCTGACTGGTGCCTCTCCTACTGCCGCGCGAGCCGCGAGCCCGCTGGGTGGTCCCGTAACAGAGGCCCAGCAACTTCTGGCTAGCCCACCGCCCGGAGGTGGCCAGGCATGACGCAGCCCGCTAATGGCACTCTCGTGGCACAGGAGCCCGGCTCACAGCCGGATACCGGCTCCGCGCCGTACGCGGCCAGCGTGCCAGTTCCGGCCACACTGATGGCACCTCGTGTGCCCGGCTCCCCGGTCCCGAGAGCCTTGGCCCTGGCAGCACTCGCCTACGGCTACAGGAGCCGCCAATTCGCCATAGCAAATCACGCCCAAACCGGCATCCAAAACCTTTGGCAGCATTACATCGACCCTAGGCATTTCGCGGATAGCTGGAATGCGCTACGGCCGACGCTGTTCGGGCTGATTTCTCAGCAATACGACGTGTCTGCGGCGAATGCGGCTAACTTCTATCAGAATGCCAGGGTGACGGCCGGGCTTGATTACCTTCATCTGCCGGGTACCGATTTGGACTCTCAATATGCCGAGCGGGTAATGGAGTCGATGGGGCCGGGTACATTCTTCCATCAGGCCAAGGAATTGGACTCAGAAGAGGCATCCCAAATAGCGAGCCGGGCTGTTCAGGGAGCGGGTACCCGGCTGGTGCTTCAGGGGAGCCGGAATACCATCACCAAGAGCGCGATCAATGACCCGAATGCCCGTGGTTGGGAACGGGTGATTGAACCGGGAGCTTGCGCCTTTTGTGCAATGCTTGCCGGGCGCGGAGGTGTATACACGTCAGAGTCGGTAAAGTTCAGGGCGCACGATCATTGCGGCTGCCTCGCGGAGCCGGTATTTGAAGGCATGGCTCCGGCAAATGAAGCGCTATCGAAACAATGGGGCGAAGCAACAAAGGGAAAGCGTGGCAAAGCGGCTTTGGCCGCCTGGGAGCAGCATTGGAGTCGGCATGACCACCCCGCAATTCAATGAGAGCTTGCATCCGCGAGCGCAGGGAGGCCGGTTTGGGTCCAAGGGTGGACCGGCTCAGGCTGGCGGCGCGGTAAAGAAACAATTGCTCGATAGAGCCCGCCAGGATGCGTCGCGTATCCGGGAATTGACTACGGAGCTTCAGCAATTGCGGGCGGCCAAGCAGCAAATGCTCCATCCGAGCACACCCAAATCGCATGCCACAGCGAAGCGATCATCACCCAAAAAGCCGGCAGGCTCCAAATCGGGCGCGAGCGGGAAGGTCAAGCCGGGAGCCACGACCAAAAAGGTCACCACCGCGTCTCAGGCTGCGGCCGCCAAAGTCAAGAGCGTATCGACTCAGGCCAAGACCGTGGCGGGAGTCGAGTCAAGAATTGTCAGCGTGAATAGGCAGATCACCGCGCTCCGGGCGGATGCGGCAAAATGCCGGACGCTAGCGGCCCAAATGTAGGAGGAAGGAAATGAGCACCCCGGCCGGAATGGAAGAGCGGAAGCGGCTGCGTAAGGCCGGACAGGCGATGGCCCCGTCTCAGGCCAATGCGAGTGACGCTCCGCGCTTCCCAATCAAGACGCGATATGGCAAGAGCAATTCCCTATCAGCCGCCATTTCGGCCGTGGGGAGAGCCCGGCCAAATACCGATGCAGAGCGCGCAAAAGTCAGGAGGTATATAATCCGGGTAGCCGCATCAAAGGGATGGAGCGCGGATATACCGGACAACTGGAATTCTGACGGCTCGTTGAAGTAGGAGGCTTCAAATGGCAAAAGCCGCGAAGGGCCGGAAATACACCTACAACCACGAGGAAGGACATGGGTTCGGCCGGCATCATGCGGGTGAGGATTTGCTCGCAGAAATGCGGGAGCTAGACCTACATTCCGGCGAGGAAGTGAAGGTGCTGGAATTCGACGCTGACTCAGGCTGGCCTATCGTCCAGTGGACGGATAGGACCGGCCAAAGCCGTCACACGACGGTGGACCCGGAATTCTTCACCGAGCATTTCACGGGAGCCTGATATGCCCGCTCTCTCTTCCGGCCAACTCTTCCAATATGCGGAATCACAAGCGCTCAACGCGGTATTCCTCAAGACGCAGAGCCCGGCTGCCGGATCGGTCTATCAGGCAATTAGCTCTGCGGCCGTTACCGGAGCGCTCCAGTCCACGGAAACGACGATGGGCGGTGCGTCCATTGCCGAATTCGCGACGGCTACCGGCTACGCTCGCCAGACAATGGCGGTGACTGCGGCCAGCGCCGCGAGCCCGAGCCAGAACTGGAATTCGGGCGCGCTGACGTGGGGACCGTTTACATCAGCGCCAGGAACGGCTAACTGGGCCATTTGCTGTACGGCCGTTTCCGGGACTTCCGCCAATACCATCGCGGCCTACCTCCTGGCGACTCCACGCACGCCCATTACCGGCGACAGCCTCCAGGCTGCGGCCGGGACCGGGTCAGCGGGTGTCGGCTTTATCGCCCAGGTATGACAACCTGGCAAATATCAATCGCGGTACCGAATTTGATGGTACCGCGAATGTCGCCATGCTCGGGCCGAATTGGGCACGGAGTCCTATGCGGTGCGACGCCCACGTCATTGTACCGGAGGCATTGCCGGGAAGAGACGCATACGGAGGATGTTTGGCTTTGCCCTATTCACGCCACAATGGCGGTAACGCTAATGGCGGTATGCAAGCGATGTGCTGACCGGGGAGGCGCGAGCTATGTCAAGCTGATCCGGCTAACCGAGCCCATTAGG